CTAATGAGTGGTGGTCTTCTTCTTTGTTTGCTTTTTTTGACTGTCCAGTTTTTGGATCATACATTGTGTGAGGCTCAAACTCTTCATTTACTTTTCCATATGTTTTACATGGATCTTGTCCACATCCACAGTTTTTCTTTTCGTTTAGCTCAATTTCTTCATTTTTCTTAGATTTGTTTCCCCAATTTTTTGCTCCAACCTTGCGACATTTTACAAGAGCACCAGAAGCATAAGCAGAAGGCCACACGTCATAACGTGCACGAACCTTGTGGTAACAAGCATCACGTTTTCCCTTCTTCTTTTTTACTTTCTTTTTCCTCTTCTTGCGCTTTTTTCTTTTTTCTTCAAGTTCTTCTTTGCTCATTTTTTCTTTTTCCTCATTCGAATGGTTTTCTTTTTAGAAGCTTCTTTTCGCTTCTTTGCATATTCATATGCTTTTTTGAGCCTTGCTTTGACTTTTGGGTCTTTAGCATTTTTATAAGCAGCTCTTGCTCTTTGATGTATTAGATTAATTATTTGCGATTGTCGTTTATGACTTTTTGACTTAAAAGATTTTTTAGATAATGTTTTTTGTATCGCTGAGACGGACTTAAAGCTTACTGATACGGTATCACTTGGGTCTTCGTCTGTATACAATCTTCGACCAGAACCTTTCGGTTTTTTACCGGTCCCTTTTTTTGGATCTCCCTCTGCAACTCTTTTAGCAGTTGCTGTGGCGATTGGGTATATATCTTCGTCCGACATATTTGGATTATCTTTTTTCATCGCCTTTGCTATTTCTTTTTTTTTATTGTATTCTGCGTCTGTCAATTCTCTTTCTTCTATCTGACCTTCAGCTTTTACACAGTTGCGATACTGTTTTCCAAACATCTTTTTTGTTTTTCTGGTTGGGTGTGTTTTGTATCCTTTTTGACAACGTTCATCTAAGTTTTTTACAATCTTAACTTTGATTTTCTTTTTGTCGTCACGCTTACCGTCACCACCGCCACCATCACCACCAAAGTCTCCTCCAGAGTCAGTATTTCCATAGCCACCACCATAGTACCAACTTCCAACATTCCAATGGTATTTGTTTTTTCTTCTTTTGCGACGCTTCTTGCGTTTCTTTTTTCTTTCCTCAACAACTTCTGAACGAGGTTTGAATAAACCGAGATCAACAATGACAATGTCACCAGTGTATTGACGTATCATGACATTGCCTTCATGCATGTCCCTACCAGCAAGCCCAGTTAAACGCTCCAGTTCCTCAATAGCTTGGCGTATAGAAGCTGCCTCTCCTATTGCATCACCTACTTCAGCTGGAGCCCCTCCACGGTCTGCTCTGGCCATTTCTGGCCTATTATGTATTCCGATGGGCGAACCTTTTCTGATAAAATCAATCCAAGCCATGGCAATGCCAACATTTTTCATATAATAAAGTTGTATATCATATTCTTTCAATCTTTCCAATATGTTTAACAAAAATATAAGAAGCCCAGGATTGGATAAAAATTCTTTCTTAAGTCCTCCAAACTCTCCATACACAGCATCTTGAGCAGTATATAATAAAGTGTTATCAATCCTATCAGTAAGAGACTGTAGTAAACGAGGGTTAGCATTATTTTCTAAACTTCCATGCTGTAAGTACCCAACTTGAAACATATCAGATTTAATTCTATCAACAATGTCTGTTGGAACATTGTCTAATAACATATCAATTATTCTATTTCGTGAGTTCTCATTTGTAAGATAAGTGTACATTCTTCTGCGAACATCTTTATAAGTACCTTGTGTAATAGCATCCGCTGTTGGAGCCGCAAGCCCTTCTCTGCCTTGAAATATATCTTGAACCAGACTCATTCTTCCGCCTTTATTAGTCAACAGTTCCATAACAATAAAGCCATACTCGCCCTCTGTAAAAATGTCAAAAACCTTTGGAAAATGTTTAGCAACTATTTTGCTTTGTTTTCTAGCTTCTTGAACTGTACTGTAATTTCTTATCTCTCTTTTAAAAGCCGCATTCATTGGACCTTTAGCAATACCTGAGCCTTTCTTGAGTATTTTTATTGCAACATCTCTATCTTGAGGATCAGTAGCAAGAATGACTATTCCAAACATTCCTTTTCCAAGTTCATCTCCTACTACATATCCTTTTTCTTCAAGAATTAAATCATATGGCTGCTTTGGTCTACTTGGTCCAGTACTTATTGCACCTCTTGGCGGAATGGTGCTGTCACCTGTAACTGTGTCTGCATCCGAACCAAGCATCTGATCCACGGCATCAGTAAATGAACCCTCTTTAATTATTTTAACTTTCATACAATATTCCTCTGGAATAAATAGTATATTCTATTGGTAATTGTACACAACTTCAATAAGAGATTCTTCCGGAGGTATAATAGTAAAAGTTACGATATTTGTTGTAATATCAAAAGTCCAATCAGGCCAAACAGCGCCATCAACAAACACTTCAATATGTTGATCTGAAACTGGTACATGATCAAGTTTTATTTCTTCAACCAATTGTAATTGGTTCGATGCTTGTGCAACACCCTGAGACCAATCATCAGCGCATATGTCAACTATAACTCCACCAAAATAGTTTGCTACATCCATATATTCGTTACCAACATCAAGATTTGCACTAAAAGTCCCGGGACACTCACTAATAGATTCATCCTGATTTACAATAGCAGTTACATAAACAGTTTCGCGAATACTTTCAACCCAAGAAATAAAACTAACCGCATTGTTTACCTGACTAGAAGGATAGCTTCGATCATCCTCATCTGATACAAAAACAACAAGTAAAGCAGCGTCGTGACGTAACCATTGTAGAGCATCGTGATTCTGTGTCATAAACTTCCAAACAGATTCTAAACCACCTTCTCTATAGCCAGAAATATTATTGTTCAAACTTGCCTGTGCATCAGCTGGAGTATCACCCGGTAGCAGCGGAAAAGAATTCATTGTTTGAGCTACAACATAGTCTGTAGAAAGTATTTCTAAACGCCAAAAAACATTAGTTGGTAAAGCTGCCATCATCTGAGCAACACCGTCTACAACTCGAGGCATATCATTCATCATAGAACCCGAAGGATCAACAACCCATAAAATATCAATTCCATTTGCAAGTTTGGGCTGAATAACAGACTGAACCCACAAAGGATATTGTTCAGGCACTTCCACCTCAACTTCCACCTCGACTTCAACCTCTACCTCGACTTCAACTTCAACATAGGCTGTATCGTACACTATTACTTCTACCTCTTTGATAACCTCGTGTGTCAAACCTTGATCCGAGAAACAACCAATAATAAAAAATAATAACATAAACATATACAACCCTCCATGCTTAAGAGCAATGCTCCTATTGTAACTATGGTTCAGTTTTCAGTTCGGCAATGTGTAATAACATTTCATCCTTGTTCCATCCTTGCTTTACAACTCTAATGCGTAAATCGCGATCTAATATAGCAAAAAATGGCCAACCAGTAAGAGGAAAACCATAAGTTCCTGTGACGTCAATATCATGCATTCGAGTACCAAGCCAAATTTCATCATGCCAGATACCAAAATGGTCTCCCCATTGTTGTCCGTCTTGCATAGTTGGATCATCCCCATCCAAGTTTTCAGCCAACACTGTGATCCACTTCACTCCACCAGTCATGACTTGAATTGAATTTACTTGTGAAGCAGCTTGTTGACAAGGACCACACCACATAGCAGAAACATCAATTACTATCACTTCTCCATAATAATCATACAAACTTTCCATACCACCATCAGCTGTTGGCAAATTAAGTTCGCAAATATGATCTCCACCATTAAACGAACATTCGTCCCAATAGGGACCGTCAACAATCTCTGGTTCCCTACCAGCGCTAACAGGTTCGTCTATTGTTGTTAAACCTGGGGCAACACAAGCCCATAAACTAAAAATAAGCGACATATTATTCTCCCCTGGGGTTGTCACCCCTCTAAAGTAAATATGTCGGTTTATGGTTATTTACAAGCATTATTCCATTGTTGGGTCTTGCACATCAACACTGTCGGCTCTTTCGTAATCACTAAGATGTTTAATAGCTCTTTTAATAAAGTTTTCACGTCCAAGATTTACTGCACCAGTTGCATCCACGTTTTTTAAAGCAGAACCAATACTACCAGCAGCCATTTTCTTTGCTCTTTCTTGAGTAGGATTGCTGGATGGCAAATCTTTAACTTTGTAATAAAGTTTATTCAGGACATCACTATCAGGTTCTTGTCCCAGTGAAGAAATAATACTATTAACAGAATTATCTTCTTCTTTTAATTTTTTATATTTACCACGAAACTTATCTGCCATTTGTTTATTAATGTCGTGATAATCTGTTTCTTCGCCGGTTTTATCTTTAGGGTCTATGTTTGGTCGAAGCTTTTTTTGTCTCTTTCGTCGTTGAGAATAATTTTCTCCCGTTCCATATTCTTTTTTACCTTCATCCAAAATGGCCTCAAGTTCTTCTCGAATAATTCGTTCCAGTTCTTCTTTTGTTATTTTCATAGTTTTGCTCCTTTTAAGTTTTATCTGTCCCACGGTTCCATTTGTTTTCTACCCTTTGAAACATCATCAAAGTAATCTAACATATATCTTGAAAGTTTGTCATAATACGATTCATAAGCGATAAAATTAGTGTCTTGCAAATCCTTGAAAGCATCTTGCACATTTTCATAAAAAATATCAATTACTTTTTCCATAAGATCCATCGCATCTTTAGCGGCTTGATTCATTTCGCCACGTTTTGGTAAGTCTTCAGGTTCCATCAGAAACGGTAATATTCTTCTAAAGTCTCGTTTGGCTTTTTCTTCCAATTTGTCAATTATGGTAATTTTGTGTGAAATATTATCCGAAGCAGAAGCAATTAAACGAAGTCGGTATTTTTCTTTAGCGGTAAGTTTAAGCTCTTGCTCAATGTTGTGGTTATACATGGGAGAATATATTCCCGGAGTATCTCTTTCGGTATCGAATTCGGGAGTGTTCATGACCGTTATGTCTTCGTCGTCCTCCCCGTACTCGCCAATGCCCAGAGCAGCCATCAGCTCTTCACCAGAGGCAACGGTGTCCTCATCTTCAGAATCCAACATTCGATAAATCTTCATTGCTGTCGCCTTGTCGACATTTGGATCGGCCATGAGACGTTTTTTCATTGGACGTGGAGATTGATAAAAAGCTTTCATCTGCTCCATTATAAGTTTATATATTTTTTGTTTTGTTAGTTTCACAGTTATTTCCTCTTAAAAGTCTTCGCCTAAAAAATTTTACACAAATCTATCATCTATCGGTTGATTTCCATCAGTCAGAACATTTTCATAATGAGCATACATATTCTTTCGTAGAAGATCCATGTATGCATAGAAACCAAAAAAGTTCTTTTGACCTAACGCATCAACAGTTTCATGATAAAAATCATCAACCAACTCCTCAATAAACATCCACACTTTCTCGTTTTCTTCAGCAGAATTTCGCTCCCATCCGGTACCCATCATCTCCGGCAATTTTTTCTTGAACTCTTCAAACACCGATTTTGATAATTTATCTAATGCAAATTTTTGAGAAGGAGTAGTCTTTGTATATCGACCAAGTTGTTGATCAGCTTTACTTTGGTCATACACTCTTTCAGAATCGCGATAACCAACTTCCAATTCGTGATCGTCTAAAGAAAAATTGTCCAAAGGAATATCAGTGGTTTCATAGTCTTCGCCATATCCAAAGATTTCCATCATTTCAGCGGCGGATGCGATCAACTCTTCATCACCAGACCTTAACATCATTAAAAGTCTTTCCTTGCGTTCGGGAGGAATATTGGGGTCTCTTTCAACGCGATCAGCAAGAGGGACAGGTGCTTGAAATATTCTTTGTACTTGTTCCATTATTAGTTTGTATAGTTTTTGTTTTGTAAGCTTCATCAAAAAATCTCCATTTAGTCTACGAATTCCAAATTGAAATATCAATTAATAGTAATTTGTTTCTTTCACTATTTGTGGCGACATTGCCTTCGCGTATTTCTTCAAAGTCAACGCCGAGATTTTTACAGGTTGAGATAAAAGTCATAAGATTTACATCGTTAGTAACAATGTCCCAAGCATATTCAGCGGCTCTGAGCACGGCTTGTTCACTAACTCCTCGAGCAGCCCTGCTATGGTGCAACGTTGCTACCCAAGAATCAAAACTACCTTCGGGTTCGGCTTCTTCGAATGCATCCAAAAGTCTATCAAATATCCACATAGGGCTTGTACGTGCAAAACCAGCATCAGTTATGATGTCATTTGCGCCTTTTACGGAAGGAAACGAGTTGATAACAACCTCAGCTAACTCAGGGCCGCTTTCAATAACATCGACTTTTTCAACGACAATCCATTCGGGTCCATTTGGAGAAGGATCTTGTATATAAGTTTTTGGAAAAACGCTTGGATGCTTATTAAACTGTTCGACTTCGAGTCTATTTGACTCGACGCCTTCTTGTTGATCCTTTGGTGTACCAATAACGAATTTGACAACAAGGTCTTCAACGGGAGGGGCGTCAACTTCAAGTGCATATACTTCGCGTGAATAACCAGCACCAAGACGAGGACCAATGTTGTTGGTCAACCAAGCCGAGTTAAGAAATGGTCCATTTTTATGAATGGTATTTTTGCTTTGAATTATTTGTTGAATTCCTGAGCCAAAGTACCTTTGTTCCATTGTTTCTACAATAAGCTTATATAGCTTTTCTTTAGTTAGTTGTATCATATTGTATTCCCATTGCTGTCATAGTCCATTGGCCATTTTCTGAAGCTGTAAAATAAAGAAGTGCACACCCAGCCAAAGGTTTTTGCTCTTGATCATCTAAAGCATAAAAGTGACCCACCATAGGATTGAATGAAACTGGTATGTAAGGTTGCTTCGCAACACCAGCAGCCGGATTGTACATTTCTTCTTCGATTGGAGCAACGTCACCAACGACTCCTGCGACAAGAGTTCTCTTTCCTGTTTGTTGAATTTTTTCAATCGATTTGCCGCCCGATACTTGGAATACACAATTTTGTAGAGCAATTGCATTTGTTTTAAAATAAGGACTTCCCACCCTATTATTGCTATTGCCTGCTTTATAAACGCCAATCATTCCATTGTATCCGTTATTTCTTTGGGTTCTTTCTGTGTGTACCCAAACACGTTCACCTAGGTGATCTTGTGCATCTGCATAAAGTGGATGTGGTTTTCTTGAATCATAGTAAACTTCATACACTAAGTTTTCTAAAATTTTTTTTGTTAATTTCATTTGATTACTGGGAGCCTCTTTCGGTTATCATCAAAACAGCAACGTTCCGGATGCAGCTTCGCATGCAGCTTTGCTATTTCTTTTTTATGATATTCTATCATTCGCTTGTGTGCATCAACTAATTCTTGGTGTAGTTTTGTCTCATGTGGTGTAAGCATTTTATACCTCTTGGTATAAATAGTAAGCTAAGCTAGCTTTGGGGAAAATTTTTTGGGCGTATTTTTTAGTCCACTTGGTACAAACTTTTTATGAAATGTGTTAAAACCGTTTTATGCCAAGTGGCATAAGTTTTAAATCTGGAAAATTTCCGGGTGTGTATTCAACGTACCAGGCCGGCCTCGCCGAAAATGCCCTTTGTAAGTACTTATTCTAAGAGGTGTCGGTAGGGGGAGGGGGATCCCCTCAATCGTCAAATGTTATTAACATTAAAAATAAGAATAAAGTATTTACAAAGGTTAATACGAAAAAGCAAGCGATAAAGGGCATGATGTCCATGGTTATTCCTCCAAGGGTTCAAGTGAGTTGATGATCTCCCATAAAAGTTGCTCAGTCAGAGCCTTTTCAAATTCAGAGAACTCTTCGATCTCGCTCTGTTCTCTAAGGGATTCAAGTAGTTGATAGATGATCAATGATTGTGCGAGTTGTTCAATATTGATAGTGGTAGGGAATTCTAACATTATATGCTCCATTGTTTACGAGGGAAATCTTTAGCGATACTCTTTGCAGTACCCCAGTTGTGGACTCTTTCAACGCGTCCAGTTAATAACCAAGTGATAGCAGGGGTGTAGCCCATGCCACCAGTGACACATCCGTAATACTCCTCAAGTGTCATCTGTCTCACGACCTCTTTAGAGCAATCAACAACCTTGAATTGATCTCGGATATGTGCTCTAGCAGTAGCAAGGTTGTGACACTCGACTCTTTCGCCTGTTTCATTGTTGACAACGACATAAGCACCGAGATAATTAGGGTTTTCATAGATAGAGAATTTATTGTTCATAGGATAATCCTTTGATAGTGTTGTTATAGTGGTTAGGTTAAAAGGGGTTGTTTACTCTTCATCAAACTCGTTAGCGATCTCTTCCTTGATAAGTTCGATCTCTTCCTTGGAAAGTTGATCGTTTTCCTCATCATCAGAGCAATCCCAAATAGAGAGAATGAGATCTTCTACCTCTATCGCAGCCTCATTCAATCGCTTGTTTAATGCTGCGAGTTTGGGATCTTCGTGGTTCTCATCGAATCGTTCATTACAGAGATCCATAAGTCTCTCGTAAGATTGTGCGATCTGTCGGTTCATAGCCTCGTTAAGGGCTTTGCGTTGTTGTGCTGACATATAATAGTTTGACATGAAATACTCCTTGGTTGTTTTCATATATATAATATAACTGATTTGGTTAAAGTGTGCAAGTGGAAAACGGACAGAATTTGTCCAGTTTAAAATTATCCTTCGTAGAATGCTCTCCATAGAACACAGAAGGAAGGAACGATCAGAATCATCGCAGTGAAAATTATCGCGAACTGTAGCATGAAAAACCTCCTTGGTTGTTTTCATATATATAATATAACAAATTCGAACAGAGTGTGCAACTGTGAAACGGACAGAATTTGACCGACTATCTTCTATTCGCTAGTAGAGGGTCAACTCCCTTGATCTTCCTGTATTCTACTCTGTGGTGATCGGGTCGACACATAGCCGACAGGGTCATATACATAGAATGGATTCTATAAAGCGAGTCGCCTATCCTGTCATACTCGCCAGTTTGAGCACTGGTCATTAAATGTCCGAATTGGATCCTCATACGAGAGACAATATTGGACAGAAATTGTCCATCGGCTTTGTACTGGTTCCATCTGTCGGACATAACGGACTTGATCGCCTGTGGACACTGTGGATAAGGTGCATATGTTCTAACAACCTCGTCCTCGTGGGAGATTCCTTCGTAGGTCTTGTTAAATCGCGTTCTAGCCTTCTGATATGTTCTCTCTACTCTTTCCATAAAAGCAGGGATATAACGCTCTTTTTCAGCAAGTGATTCGGGTGTGTCAGTCCATCGGTAGACACGACCACAATGGGGTTTTCCGTACGCATATTCGCTATATTCGTACTTGTGTCCGTTACGGTACTTGCATACGGTCTGAACGGGGATCATTCGTTCTCTCATAAAAGGGGCTTTGAAGGGGTGAATTGTGATGACAAATTCTTGCATATGAATCTCCTTGGTTCGTTTCATATATGTAATATAACAAATTCGGTTTGATCGTGCAACCGTAAAACGGACAGAATTTGTCCGACTTCCATAGGAAGCACGATCACGCATGCAGGTGACATCGAAATGTCAAGTAATTTGCCACTGGAAAGTAACCGACAATCCTCCGTTGTCGGCACTATCATTTCCAACGTGGGGGCCCCATGCCCTAACGAACGGTGTTATACTTGAGTCCGTTGCACCCCTCGTCATATTGGATGGGATCGGGCTTGACCTCTCGCATGAATGTGACATTTGGATCTTCGCCCTTGGGCTTGAACTCGGTATAGTCGAACTCGTCTTCTTCTATGTAATAGAGGACATAAACTCTCTGTCGGATCTCGTTTGCTAGTTCCTTAGCCTCTCTGCAAGTTGCTGTAAGTGTGTTGTCTGTATCGTAATTCATAGAGTCTCCTATTGGTTAATTGCGTTAGAGTCGATGATCTCAATCTCTGTCTCTACAACCTCAACGGTTGCAACAGGGTTTTCGGTTTCTGCTTTCGCCTTAAAGCAACCAATTGCGATCAAGAGCAGGGCGAAAGGGAGTTGAGAGAAGAAGAAGGGTATAAGTAGGTTTTTCATGTGTACCTCGTTTGATGTGAGTGTGGGGGGGTATAGTAGGGTAGTAGGGTTATGATCGATTGAATAGGTTGTTTAGGCCTTCTTCGGAAGAGGCGAACATTCGAGGGTGATACTCTGTTATTCTCTTGAGAAGAGAAACATGCTGAGAGGTTGTCATCGAGATGAATCCCAATCCTGTTGCCATGTGATCGTGGATGAGTAGCCCAATGAAACCCTCTTCAGAGCGATCAACATACTCACCTATGAGAAGGTTGTAAGAATAAATCTTGCCTCCACGAAAGAAGAGAGTGCCTGTATAATTTTTTCCTTGTTCTGCTGACTTAGATGTGAATAGTTTAATAAGATTTTCGTTTGTCATAGTGACCTCTTGGTTAGAATGTATAAGTAATATAATCGGTTTGGGTTTATTTGTCAATATTGGTTTCGGACAGAATTTGACCGTTCTTGTTTACGACCACCTTTATGTTGAATCTTTTTATCAAGTACTCACGATCATCTTCGATAAAGTGAACCATAAGGCGTTCGCCTTCTCTACGGATCTCTGTGATCACGCCCCAAGCTTTTTTCATTTCGCACTTGAGGGGATCGCCCTCAACGGATCCAAAGCCTATGTTTACTTGAACTAGATCGCCTTTATTCATTTTCATATTTACCTCGTTGGTTTGAATGATGTATATAATATAACAAGATGGTGTTGATTTGTCGAGGACAGAATTTGTCCGTTTAGTAATTGTCATCGTTCTGATCGGGATGTGCCAAGAAGAAAAGATCATCTCTATCCCATACATAATGAGCATTATCGTTTCCAAGGAGATCAGCAGTCTGATCCTGTGTGAGATAATCCCATGCTCTGCGTTCTTGTAGTTCCATCCAACACAGGTTTATAAGGTCGGCTCCACTGATATTGTATTTTCCATCTAAGATGATGTGATCGTTGATCGTCTCCTCAAGTTGTTCATCTGTCATATAGGTAAGGAGTTGTTGTAAGTTGGTAAGTTCGTCCATAGTGACCTCGTTTGTTTGAGTGATATTGGTAATGTAATCAGTTCTCGAAATAATGCAAATCTTTTTTCGGACAGAATTTGACCGTTTTTATCTCCATCTCTGATGGAGCCCGATCACTATATCGAAATGTCAATTAAATTATTTAAGCCAAATGGTATATAAATATACCAAATGTCAAGACTTTTATACCATTTAAACCTACGGTTTAAGCCATTTAAACGAGAACTTTAGTCAGTTCTCTCTAGGAGTTACTTGAAAGTCTGTCAAGACTTTTTCATCGTGTGCATACACCTGCCTGTATCATGTGCATGGCTGTGCGACCGTACCAACCTTGCAACTGCCATACAACACCTGTGTCTATGAGATACTGAAAGGACTCGATAAAGAACTCATCACTGTGGCAATCCTCTATGTACATGATCGCCTGTGATACACTTGTAATGCGTGGAAATAGGGTCTGCTGTGAGTTTTTCGGGGTATTTTCGTTTTTCATTGTCGTTTCCTTATTGTGGGTGATAGTTAGATGTGACAGGGGTCTGATACAGTATACACAAGCGAGTACATTCGTATACGGTCATGACCACCAAGATGTATATACAGGCTCTTAATGACCATCTATGGGTTTTTCAGAACCCCCATAGGGGTAGGGTGGTAGGTGGGTAGGGCTATCCATCTCTCTGTGGTGTTATGGAACCTCTGAGTCTTAGTACACTGAAGCCTATAGTAACCACTCCTTATCCCTACAACGATACATAGAGTTGCCTCAATCATTCCTTCCTTCTCGGCTTGTGACATTGGGTATCGTACTAGATCCCCTATAGAGTACTTGGTTGTTGGGTATCTTAATTTATTTTCCATTGTGTCTCCATTCAATGCGTTGGTTGATGGTGGTTTGCATTTCCTTTTCCAAAGCGACCACACGATCCATCTCGTAAGAGGACAACATCAAGTCGGGTCTGCGAGGATCAAACTTTGCACCTCTGCGTTGGTATGAGTATTCTCTGATAAGGAATATCTTGTTAGCGATCTCGATAATAGCATTGTTGAATTGTTCTTGAGTCATTGTGTTACCTCTCTGTTGATGATGTTTATAATATAACCAGTTGGGTTGAATTTGTAAAGGACAAATTATGTCCGACTTTAATATTAAACCTCTTTTAGTCTTTTCGGGTATAGGGGTGGGTGTGTGAGCCAACGATCAATCGCTACATAATGCTCACCTGTGGCTATGCTCTGTACTATGTATTGTCCTGTGTTTCCTTTTATCTCTATCACAATACACAAAATTCCGTTGCTACCATCGTTAATGCCTCTAGGATACTTGACAAGATCCCCAATATTTAATTCTTCCATGCTACTCTCTCCTTGTATAGGTTGTCCCAGTTCTCTTCTGTGAAGATGTATATCTTGCACCTGTTCTCCATTCTTTCTATATTGTACTTTGGAATAAGGATTCTGTGGTTATTCCATATCTTTCGGTTGACCTTGGTTATCAACCCCACAACCAGTTCCATATCTTCTATGTTCGGTCGCCACAGTTCGTATATTACGAGAGTTCCTATATCTAAAAATGGTTCCATGTTTTCTCCGTTGTTCATATCAGTAATATAACCTGTTGTCTCAGAATGTAAAGGACAAATTATGACCGAAGAGATAAAACATGCTCTACACCCAACATATGTACCTTGACCAAGTCGGGACAGAAATCTCCCAGTTCAATCGCTCTGCTAGTTATGAAATACCAACGATCAAGTAGGTTGTCATGATCTATCTCGTTCCACTCGATCATACTCAACAAGAGGTTGTTTCGTATCGCTTGAATGTTTCGCTCTCTCCGAGGGAGTTTAGGATCACCATGAGCATTTTCCACGAGGGCTTGCTGATCGAGTTTGCTGATCTCCTCTCGTGTTAGAGAGAGTGAATCGCTGAATAGTTCTTGAAGGTCTGCTAAGGTCATGTTGAACTCCTTGGTTCGTTTGAATGATGTCTATAATATAACAGGGTGGTTAGGATTTGTAAAGGACATTTTTTGTCCGTTTAGTCTCTGTCTATTGGTTCGAGATACTTTCTTGATGTTTTTCCCTGTCTCCCACAAGCGACCAACTTGATGAAATATGGGTTGTAGTCGTCATATTCTAAGGCGATGATGATCGCCAATCGTTTCTTCGAGCCTTTGATGTCATCTGACAATGACCACACTAAATCTCCTACTTGCATATCTACTCCCAAGTTTCAACTACTACAAAGTCAAGATCCCAACAATGTTGTAGGTAGTAAAGCCGACTATCATTGACCAATTGATACCTGTTGTTCTCTTTGTTGTGAATGAGATACCACACATCATCAAACTCCTGATCGTAAGCCCAAGCCCTTGCCTGTTGAATGGTTTTATATTGTTGTGAGTATTTTGATCTTTTTAACATCATATTGATCTCCGTTATTTGAGTGATGTCTATAATATAACTAAGTGCTTTGGATTTGTAAAGGACAAATTATGTCCGACTTTTATTTTAGTGTCTCTAAATCATTTGGGTTGAGGTGTCTTATCTGATCTAAGATGAACACCTTCGTGGCTATTCTGCCAATGTTAAGAACAATACCGATATGACCGACAAGGTTTTGCATATAAACATTGTGACCATGACAATCCTTTACTGTTACTAAATCTCCTACTTTCATGTTGTCTCCTTTGTTAAGTAAGGTCGTAAGTAGCCTATCCAACAATTCTCTGTTATAAAACCATCTTTCAAGAACATTACTTTCCTGTGGATACGACCATTGTTTCCCATTATAAGAACTAAAGTCTCGTGTCGGCAATGGTCACGATTGTCGTATAGTACTAAGTCTCCGATCTTCATCTCTTACCCCAACCACCTTTCAAAGTTGACGCACCTGTCTTTCTGAACTCTGCGACTTGCTTGATCCTTCTCTTGGCTTTCTTCCAATCGCCATTGTGAGGAGCATAGCCTTGATCACATCGCCAATTTTCAAGTTTAAGATATTCTTCAGCCTCATCAATAGTAAGACCCTCACGAACTAATTTGTTCAAGTCTCGGATAAGGTTAGCACACTTGGGGGTCATAGTAGCACCTTGGTTGTTTCGTATTCTCATTGTTGCCTCGTTGTTGTTGGTTATATTAGTATTATAATAGGTTGTTCAGATTTTGTAAAGGACATTTTTTGTCCGTTTTCATTTATAGGCTTGAGGTTGTGATGTTGGACTTGAAATTTTCGTCCTCCACTGATGAACTGAACTGCACACCACCCGACCCAATTCGCTACTCCGTTCCCCGATGGTACGATCATGACCATGTG